CTCTAATGGTTTAAATCTTATAAAACTAATAAACTTCTGATAGTCTTCATAAATGACGTTTGGGGAGCCGCCATAAAACACAAGCTCCCCATTAACGTCAACATTATCAAGGCCTTCTGAGATCAGAAGCTCTGAGTTATTAATTTTTCTAGTCTTGTAATTCGCCTTGAAACCGAAACCTGAAGGGTTACTCAAGAAAGTCTTTGATTCCTTTTCGTCGGTTAAATAGTATTTTTGTCCTAATGAGTTTACAAGCCAAAATTTCCTATATCCAGCCATGGAATCCTCCTTTCCTAAATAGCATCACCTAACAGTGTATTGATTTCGTTAGAAATACGTCTAGCGTATGCAGTAATATCTGCTTCAGTCAGATCCTTACCAGCGTTATTAACTGTAAAGTTTACAGTAACTTCAACTGGATTTTGACCACCATTTTGATTTTGCATTCCTTCTCTTGCAGCATTAACGCCAAGAAGTGCACTGTAATTACCGTAAGAATCAAGGAAACCATTAATCGATGATGCACTGTTCATAAAACTTTCAGTATCAAGAACTGGTGTAATCATCGGTGAATAGGTGTCTTCAAGAACCTGAGTAGATGTATCCATCGCAGCGCTTACAGCATCGACAACTGAAAGAGCCATTGATTCTGCAGTTTCTACAGCAGGTTCAGTCATATCAGCAAAGCCATTAATCAAGCCTTCAACATAATATGCACCTAATTTATATGCAACCTTTGATGGGGAATGCATACTCCATTTAAACTGCATTCTGGATGTAACACCAGCAGCGATTTCATCAACTTTCGCAAACAAAGCTGCTTTCATTGACTCCAAACCATTGATAAGACCCTGCATGTAATTAACAGCATTTGAAGTCATTTCTTTCTTCTTATCGAGTTTCTTAACAGTAGTCTCGCCAAGGTTTTTAACATTGGTATCTAACTTAGTTCTACTCTCAGAAGATAAGATTGTTCCACCCATAGAATCCAATAATGTCTTTGTCACATTTGTACCAGATTCACTAATTCCTTCGGTAACAGTGTCATTATCGAATATTGAAGATAAGTTATCCTTCACCATTTCTGGGTCGAATTCCATACCTTCTCCACTAAATAATCCAGTAACTTTACCGAACAAATCTCCGATTCTTCCAGTAACACCTTGAATACTATCTCCAAGAGTTGTCATGTTTTCGCTTTCTTCCTGAGTAAGGCTGTTTGCTTTACTGAAATCCAAAAGCATTTGCGTAATGGTGATCATCTGTTGAACATCTTCAATCTCTGGAAGGTTATCAGGGAAAGTATCAGAGAAGTTCTTAATACCTGTACCTAAAGTTGCGATTCCTGTACCGAATTTCGCTAACGAACCATTGTCACTAAATAAAGATCCTGATTCATTAAGTGTACCTTCGAATGCGGAAAATTTTTCACCAATTAATATCAACTCATCAACAGCTTTATTAACTGTATCGAATCCAGTTTCATCATCTGATAATGGTGCCAAAGGCTTCCGTATGATATCGTTGGATACATTTAATTGGCTTAAAGCATTTAAACCATTTACTAAACCAGCTACAAATTCTTGGATTCTATTACCAAAATCAGAAAGTGAACGGTTTCCATCATCTCCGCCTTCGAAGAATCCCATAATATTCCAGCTAATCTGTAAACTCTTTTCTAATTCGGTAAGAGTTTCACCAGCTTTAACAGCAATATCAACAGATTTTGGATTAAATCCAACCAAAGATAATGAGAATGCTTTTAAACCAGCGCCAAATGCTGTTACTCTTTCTGCGAAATCGTCAAGACTCTTATTACCGAATTTGTCTCCGCCAATAAGTAATCCTAATAAAGAACCATTGCTTTGCAAATTCGATTCTAAACCAATAATTTCTTTTATTACTGGCAATATGTTTTCGATCTTTGCCGCATCAAAGCTTTTAACTTCATTAGAGAAATTTACAAGACCTTTGCCAAAAGATACCATATTGTTTGAAAAAGATCCTAAATTCTCTTTTCCACCAAATATCAGCGACATAAGGCCACCAGTTCTTGTCTTGCCAAGTGTTTCACTAAGCGCTGCAAACATATTACCGGCATTAGAAGCCGCATTAACTTTTTCTATATCTATTTCCTCTACACTGTCGGAGAATATTTTTAAGGCTCCACCGAATTGTGTAAAGAATGTCTTAATATTACCAGTGTCCTCTTTAAGTGAAGCAATATTCTTGATGTATTCTTTATTTCCACCAAATACCGCAAATACACTTCTAATATTGTTTAACGTATCTGAGAAAGTTTCAGGAACTTGCAATTCAAATATAGATTTTATCGAATCTACAAAGGCGCTAATATTCTCACCAGCTTGAACTAGTTCGTTTGTAAATCCACTAACAAGTCCGCCAAGTGCACCACCAGCAAAGCCACCAATGGCTTCGCCAATTTTTGTCATTACATTGACAAATGTATCTATAGCGCTGCTAATATGGCCATTATCATCAACAAACTCATCTATTACAGCTATTACGGCTGCTAACGCCATTATGATTCCAAGAATTTCTCCAAGGCTTACAATTATTGCGCCGGCATTAGTTAAACCCGAGCATAACTTAGCCGCTATAGAAGTAACAAGAATGGCCGCAGAAACAGCTAGCATTATTTCTGATAATGACTTTGCAACTGCGATTGCCTTTTCAGAATCTGGTATTTGCGTTGATAAGACATAAAGAACCGTTCCAACAGAAGCCAATATGCCAACCACAGCACCAAGTTGAACCGACAAGTCTTTAAATGACTTAATTACACTTAAAGCCACGACTAAAATTGCCAAACTTCCAATAACAGATACAATTCCAATAATTGCAGCGTTAAATGCAGTTGGGTCAAAGTGAGCAACTAAAGCTAAACCAGCAAGCGAAACAGCAAGAATTCCAACTATTATCGCGATTTTACCTAAGGCAGATACAACTTGATATGCTTGCGATGCATTTTTAGATTTGTCTCCGCCATAGAATAACCCACTGGCTCCAATAAGAACAAACAGTAATCCTATAGCTGCGAACATTGCTCCAATAGCGTTTACTGCTTTCCACAAGTCTTCCTTTGGAATGTTCTTATATAAAAGAATTGCACCAGCCATGATATATAACGAAGCAGCAGCAGTCACGATAATAATCGCAGCACCAATAGCAGACTTTATCGATCCTTTTTCTATATTGGCTATTCGAGTCATAGCTGCTCCAATTAAGCCTATCGCAGTGAATAATGCTAATGCAGCACCGCCGCCTTTAATAAGCTGTCCTTCATCCAATGACGCTAATTTCTCAATAGCTTTTCCTACCAAAAGTAAAGATGTTGCTATACCAACAATAAACATTGCAGAGAAAGTCGCACCTTCTTTAGCAAGTCCTTTCGATAGTTTCATTATTGTGATAATAACTCCAAATATAGGTATTAATCTCAATAACCCTTTAGCGTATGTCGAACCTTTAACATCACTTAATTTCTTAATAGTTTCTAGAATTTTAACTATAGACAATGTAAACGCTATTATTGGTAAACTAGACCATCCACTTACATGCTTTAATGCAACGCCAACAGCAAATAATGCAGCGGCAAATGCAGCGATATAAGTCAATGTCCAAATTGGGTGCTTGAATTCAACTTCATCAAATTTCTTTAATGCTAATGCTAGTAAATAAATACCAACAGCAAAGCCAATAATATCTTTAATCGACGATCCGGCTCTATAAAATTTAGATCCATCCTTAATACTATTAGCACAAGCGGTCAATACTCCCATTAAGGTTATAAGTATTGCTCCGCCCAAGAATAATGTTTGAGTTTTTACTCCATCGATAACCTTTAATGCTGCGGCAACAAGCAATAATGAACCAGCAAGAGCGCCAATAAGAACTGCGAAATTTGTTAAATTTACTTGGACAACACTACCGTCTTTTGTGTTAACTTTGCCTAGCAAAGTCATTGCACCAATAAACATTCCGATTATTGTAAATAATGCAGCAGTAGCTTTTATCGCAGTCCATAATGCATCACTATTTCCAATAGATGCAAGAGCATATAAAGCAGCAGCGAATATTCCAACAGCAACAGATACCTTAAGAATATTATTAACAGCTCTGTCTCTTGTCATCGTATCGATATATGCCTTTATAGATTTTCCGACATCGGCAAATGATGCGAATACGTCGCTAAGTGTTCTTATTGGGGAAATCAAGTCAGAAAGAGATTCTGCAAGCTTTTTAAATGTAGTTAAAGATAAATAACCAAAACCTAAAGTAACAAGTGATTCACCAAATTTCTGTATCTTATCCTCAAATTCAGCAATTTGATCTTCACTCATTTTAAACTGATTATAGGTATCAGATAAAGCTTTAGTTACTGTGTCTTTAAAATTAGTAAAGAAACCAGTAATTCCACTTGTGATATCCTTAAATGATAGCTTTTTACCAGTTTTAATCTTTTCGACTACTTTAGAATATCCGCCTAGTAAGCCACTAAAATCGATTTTTACATTGCTTAAATTTGTAAGACTATCTTTTATTCCTGAGAAGAATAAAGAAACATCATCCATAGAAACAACCTGCTCGATCCAGCTCTTAACAGCCGATAATGCTGAAGATAAACCAGTTGCAGCCTTCTCCACGTATTCAATAATAGTTTCGTTATTCTTAACCCAGTCTATCGCCATATCCAAAGCATCAGATATGGTCGTTGCAAAATCATCTACATTAATATTGAGATCTTTGAATAAAGTAGATAGTACTTTAATTCCAGCCTCAATTAATTTTTTAACTACTTCGTATACTAAAGTAAATCCTTTGCCAATAATCTTTAATCCCTGGAAGAAAATTGTAAATATATCAGTAAGAAGCTTGGACTCAGTTGTTGCTTCACGAATTGCTTCTACAAAATCGTGAATCCTTAGCATTATGTTATAAATAACATCCGCTAAATTTCCAGTAAATACTTTACTCCAAGCCTCACCTACTGTGGATTGTAAGTTCTTGATTGTTCCAGTTAAATTTAGTATAGTCTCTGCAAGAAGATTCGCAGCAGTTTTTCTATTAGACCTTCCAACTATATCTCCAATTAATTCGGATAATGGTTGATTAGCTTTATCTGCTTCTTTTGCTAATTTCGAAATTTCATTAGCTAATTCCGGTGTTATACCAAGATTTTTAAGTTCTGCTTCAGACAAATATTCTATATCTTTTGCAGTTAAAATGTATCCAGATCGATGACCTTCTTTAGCCAGTCGGTTAATCAGATCTTGCGCAGTAGCATAATCGATTGAAGCTTTCGTTAATTTTTCAACTCTTTCGGCACCATTTCCGAAATCGCCTCTCCAAATTCCGTCAAATATGCTTTGAACTTTTTCTAAATTGCTGGCAATATCTTTTGTTGCAGAACGGCCAGAATCTACATCAGCTACAAATTTAGTTAAGAATCTAGAGAACACATCTCCCAAACGAGCAGTATGCCCTTGAGCATCAGTAATTATAGCGTCACCTTCAGCAAACGCATCTCTTAATGATCCGTATTTTTCGATTAATTCATCGATATTGTATCCACTATTTTTGAGAAATGCCATGAAGCTTTCACTAAAGTTCTCAAAAGTAACTCCAGCATCTTTAAACGCTTTTCCTTTAAAAACATCTTCTAGTTGTGTGTAAACATCTTTAAATGCTCCACCAACAACTTCGTTCATCTTTTTTCCTGGAACTACAAATATATCATATAAGTCTTCTGCTAAACTTGACCATAAGGTTTTTGCTTTATAAAAATCACCAAAAACTGTTTCAAAGAATGTTAACCAAACAGATGAAACTGCATCCTTTGTTGCTTCAACTGCTTCATTGAATGTTTTGGTTTCTTGTGCAGCTTTTGCAGCTTTTAAATAAACATCATCATATGTTTGCGCAAGTATTTCATATGCTTCATAATAAGTTTCTACTTCACCGGAGTTGACCATTTCATCGGCCATTTGCGTATACTTTGCAAATTTGCCAAAGGTTTCTTCCATAACCTCAGTATCGGCCCAATTGTCTTTTAATGTTTGCGAAAAGTTTGCAATATCAACAATTGTTCCTGAAGTAGTCATGGCTTCTTCATTTAATTTACCAAGTTCAATTGCAGTTTCAATGAATGCCTTCTTTAAGTCTTTTGAAGCAACACCTGCTTGTTCCAATGACTTCCAGTCCAGATACTTAAGTGCACCAGCGCCATATGACTGGTTTAAATTGTAAATGGCTCTACTGAATTCCGCTGGACCTTTACCGGCAAAGGCGACAGCATTAGCGATACCCGTTATCATCGGAACTAATCGCTCAATATCACCACCATTTGAAGTTAACTGTGCTAGAGAATTTGCCATCTCTGTAAAACCATAAGAGGTTTCATCCGAGAATCGCATTAAAGTATTCAAATATTTATTTATATCTTCTAGATCTTTTCCAGTAGAATTCAACAAAGTTTGAACTGAACCGGTTTTCTGTTCAAATTTGGAGTATCCATTTGTTACATTCTCTATGCCGGACAATGATGTAACCAGCTTTGTTGTGACATCTCCTATTTTTGAACCAATTCTAAGAAGGACCCCAGTAGCAACTGTTTCTAAAGCACTAAAGGCTTTCGATGTATTAGTTACTTCTTCGGTCATATGCTTCATATCAAATTTAGAAGCAACCTTTTCTACTTTTTCAATTCCTTTTTCAGCACCATCAAATTTCAAGCTATTTTGAAATTTCTCAAGTGTAGACATGGAAGTTTTTACGTTTTTCTCGAAATTTTGGTTTTCGAATTGCAACGATACTACTTTTTCGTCAATTGTTCTGCTCATCGAGTAATCTCCTTCCATGCGTCTTGTGCTATAGAGTCAAATACAGGGGCTAAAGCCGGATTGATGTAGTCTCTACCTTCAACCCATCCTCCAGTCCCTGTACCATGTCCATACTGTAGAATAATAGCAATTGGAACATAATCAGCAACGTTTGAATTACAGAACTCGATAGACAGTCGTCCATCTTGCTCGACTATCTTGTAATACCAGGAATCTCTAGTTTTTCCCGTATCAACAGGAGTTGCGTCTCTAAGAGCTCGAACGCCTCTATCGCCATATCGTTCAAGCAAAGATGCCTTTACTGGTTTTTTAACTCGAGCAAGATACTGTTTAGCTTTGGCGTAATTGCCATTTTGAACGATTTTTATCATTGGCTACAGCTCCTATTGATTACCCTTTACTGTGTAGTTTTGCTCTTCTTGCTTTATTCAAAGCTTTATTCCTGCTCATAATCTCTCTTTGAGACATCTTCTTTCCATCGCCGCCACTCTTAGCAGCGCATACACGAATTAGCGCTATAAGTCTTCCAAGATGCCATTTTTGGCATTCAAAAGGAATGTTGTAGCATGTCATCCAGTAATAGATTATTTCTGCAGTAATAATCTCCTTTCCCCCTTTTCTCTCTTCCTGACGAAAAGTGGTAGCTGTCATTGGATCATTAATATACTTACTGATCCCGTACAAATCTATAGGGGTAAGAAGATAATATATGTTCGGATCTACATTCTGAGTTAATGTCATGCATCGAATGTAGTCTATTTCTTCCTCTTTAGTTTTTTTGTCTAAAGAAAGATAAGGCTTTTTCCATTTTGATTCCCATTTAGATAAGGAAACGAGAGAATGCTCTAAGTTTAGAGTTATATCATCTTTAATGGTGATAAACTCTTGTTTTCTTTCATCAAACCATTCACCCTTGTGGATAACTAGTTTGTACATTTTGCTTAAAGCTATTTCTTAATTTCTTCTAATAGCTTCTTTGTATCCTCATCGATCTCGCCCTTAGCGATCAAATCATTAGCCTGATTTGCAAGATCTTCTGGAAGAATTCCATTAATGAAACGAGAAGCCTCATCAGCGTCGGTAGCTAATTCCATGTAAATTTCTGAATAAGCTTCGGTTGACATAAAGTCATCGCGAATTTCATCAGATTTCTTAAATCGTTTGCCATCGTCGCTCTTAATACCATAGGCCATCAGAATTACCTTTTTAAATAATTTGATAAGCTCTGGAGTATCTTTAGACATTACAATTTTCTTAATAATATCGACCAATCCACCATCGGTTGAAAGCTGCATATCCATAAGTTCAGCTTTTGTAAAATGGAAATAGAAATCTTCTGTTCTTTCTACTCCGTTAAAATCTGTGTAAGTTACTGTTTTCTTATACATGTTTGCTCTCCTTTCATAAGAAAATAAAAGAGCGGCTTATAAATGCATAAACCGCTCTTAAATATCACCTAGTTCTTATTAACTATTGCTTATTAAAATGAGTCATTACTTCATCAGGTAATGGCAGTCTTGCTTCATCTGTAGCGTTTCCGTAAAGAATTTCTTCAAACGCTGTTAATTTATCATGGTCAACAGCAGTTGAATCAATTTCCAGAACACAAGTCGGTTTTAAACCTGTAACAGGAACCGGTGTACAAGAAATTTCCCAAGACATTTCGACTGCAGACGGTGAATCGTTTACAGTGTCATGAGTCTTGGCTGACGGTGAAGCCTTGCAACCATAAATCAGATGGAGCTTGTAACCATAAGAATCACCCTGAGTATCGTTACCAACAATGGTCCTGAAGCAGAAGCCAAACGTCTGACGATTCTGCTGGCCTACAACTACACCTTTGGATAATGATGCGGAACCGTCACAAGCTTCGAATTCATCAGGATAAGTGTAAGCTCTGATAGTGCCACCATATTCTTCAGCAGAGAACATAGTGATATAGTTAATATCATCAGCCCACAGTTTAGTAGGTTCTGCACCAGAAGGGTTCTCATCAAAGCCTAAGAGACCGTTCCATGCAACACCTTTTGAATAAGTGTTATTGCTATCCATCGGGTAAAGAACAGCATTACGAGCACCAGTCTCATATACTTTCTCGCCGATCTGATCCCAAACTAATCTAGCCATTTCATTCCTCCATTAAAAAAATAAATTGAATACATCGTGATAGAGAT